AATACCCGCACAAAGCGACGTTTGGACACAACAATCTTCGGGAAGTAACACATGGCAATAACAAGAGTTACCTTTGGAGAGTGGCTACCTGACCAGCCAGGGGTTATCGGTGCGCTGACCACGGCTAGAAACTGCTACCCCAAGGCTGTTGGGTATGGCCCGTTTCCGCAGGAAGTGGACTACTCAGACGACGCTCCACAGACGCTTACGGCTGCGGCTGCCGCCAAGGACACAAATAGCATCACCACAATTTACGCCGCAGGTACGACTCGGCTATTTAAGTTAGACACCTCAGACTTCTCGTGGGACGACATTTCTGCGACCACATACTCTGGGACAAGCGGGTGGAAGTTTACGCAGTTCGGGAACTCCCTGATTGCGGCTAACGAGTCCAATACCATGCAGTACATCGACGTTATGTCTGGGACTACCTTTGCAAACCTAGCGGTAGACGCTCCCAAGGCTAAGTTTGTGACCGTGGTGCGGGACTTTGTGGTGTCGGGTTATCAGTCGGACAACAAAAACCGAGTGCAATGGTCGGGGATTAACAACGAGAAAACTTGGACTACCTCTGCCACAACACAGGCTGACTTTCAGGACGTTCCTGACGGCGGTTTTGTGCAGGGTGTAACGGGTGGCGAGTTCGGGCTAGTCCTGCTAGAGCGCAGTATCGTGCGGATGTCCTACGTTGGAACCCCGCTGATATTCCAGTTCGACAACATCGCTAGGAACCGTGGGTGCTTTGAGCCAAACTCGGTCATCCAATGGCAGGGCATTACCTACTTCTTGGGTGATGACGGATTCTACGCTTGCGACGGTCAGAACCTAAAGAACATAGGCGCAGAGAAGGTTAATCGGTACTTCTTTAACTCGCTAAAAGAGTCGGATTTGGGCAACATGAGTGCAGCCATCGACCCAATTAACAACTTGGTGGTTTGGGGCTACCCAAGCGTGGATACAGACTACCGCGCCCTGATTTACCACATCGCTACCGGAAAGTGGTCTTACGCAGATTCGTCTGCAACCCGCGTTGCGCCGGTTTCTACTCCGTCTATTACCTTAGAAGGGCTAGACGCTTTCTCGGCAAGCATAGATGCGCTTGGGGTTTCGCTAGATAGCCGTAACTGGCTAGGCGGCAAGCTGCTTTTGCTAGGCATCAAGGGTTCAAAGTTAATCACCTTTACGGGTGCGGCTAAGACCGCAACGATTGAGACTTCGGACATTGAGTCGCCAGCCAATCAGTCTATGGTTACGATGATTAAGCCAATCGTAGACAACGGGACAGGTAGTGCTTCCGTGGCTTCTAGGCTACAACTGAACCAAACCGTGTCATTCCCTACGGTTACGGCAGCCAATAGCGAGAACCGCATAGGAACTAGGTCTTACGGCAGATACCACAGGGTTAAACTAGAGCCGTCAGGGGATTGGACGACAGCTATCGGAATGGATGTAGAGATTCAACAAGCAGGGACTAGATAATGTTTCGTGTTCTACCGTACCAAGGTGGAGACCCACGGCAGATTTCCGAGGTGGTCAACAACCTGATGAACGGCAAGTCCAATAATACGGGGACGATTACGCTTGCCACGGGCAATGCGACTACGACTACCCTGTACGACGAGCGTATTTCCGTAGATACAAAAATTGTACTTATTCCATTCTCGGACGCGGCAGAGGCAGATTCTGCACCTTACGGCGCGTTTCAGGACACGACAGACCAGAACGCGACAACAACCTCGAACGAGTACATCATCAGTTGCAACACAACTGATTACAGCAACGGGGTGGTTTTAGAGAGCACCAACAAGTTCCGTGTGCGTAATTACGGGATTTATAACATTCAATTTAGCATCCAGTTTGCCAATGCGGATGTGCAGATTCAAGACGTAGATGTGTGGTTTAAGAAGGGTAGTGGAGGCGGGGCTGCTTCCAACATTGCGGGAAGTAACAGCAAGTTCTCAGTCCCAGAGAGCCACGGCGGTACAGACGGACACCTAATTGCGGCGCTTAACTTTTTCCTAGAATTACAGGCAGACGATTATATTCAGCTTGCTTGGGCATCAACCGACACAGATTGCGGAATCGAGCATCTAGCGGCGCAGACAAGCCCAACAAGACCGTCAACCCCGTCTGTAATCGTTACCGTGAACTACATTGCTCCTGCGGCGTACTCAAACATTTACGTCTCTGCCCAACAAGCAGGACAGGCAACAATTACGCATTTTTCTAACGCTACGTCGAACAAGACTTATGCTTACATTTTGGTTGGATAATCTTTATAATAGGTGATATATGTCCTCATTCTCTAACGTAGCTGTCGCCCAACCAGGTTACACACCTCCAGCGGGTTATACCCCGCCACAAATGCCGGGGATGTTCGGTGGCTTCTTTAACTCGTCTTTTGCGCCCATAGCGCAGCAAGTAACCCAGCCAGTAGCAACGGCAGCACCGGTAGCGGCTACAACAACAACCTCAGCAACAACGCCAACTACTACTGCGGCTGTTCCAACCACAATTCCTGGTGGAGCAGCTAACGAACTAGCCGTTGCCCGTGGTACAGCAAGCGGAGAGTCAAGAATTGACCCACGCCTAGCCCCGTACCTCGAAATGGGTTTGCGTAGGGCAGAAAGACTATTCTTTGGCGAACCACAACCTAGCCTTTATCCAGGTCAAATGTACGTCTCCCCAAGCCAACAGACCGAACAGGCTCTGGCGATGCAGGAACAGTTGGCGAGTGCGGCATCTCCATTTATAAGCGCAGGGCAACAGGGCTACCTGTCGTCTTTGGGGCAGATTGGGCAGACCGCCGCAGGTGGGTTCTTACAAGGCAACCCATACCAGCAGGCTATGGTTCAAGCCGCTACCCGCCCGCTTACACAGCAGTACGGAGAGCAGATTGTTCCGGGCATTTCTAGCCTTTATTCACGCGCTGGTCGCTACGGGTCAGGCTCAATGGAACGCGCCCTTAGTGGGGCTACGGAAGCCTACGGCAGGGCATTAGGCGACGTTACCTCTAACATCGTTGGTCAGGACTACGCTCGCGAGCGCGGACTACAACAACAGGCACAGCTTGGACAGGCAGCCTTGGCTCAAGCCGCCCCAAGTTTCTATCAGTCATCTTTCCTACCGGCTCAGACGTTGGCTCAAGTTGGTGCAGCGCGGGAAGCAATTGCGGCTCAACCGTTGCAAGAGGCAATTCAAAGATACCAATACTCGCAACAGCTTCCGTACCAACAGTTGCAGGGCTTTTTGTCCTCTGTCTACGGCACTCCGATGGGGTCGTCCCAAATTCCACAGACACCACAGGCGCAGATAAACCGCACCGCACAAAACTTAGGAATTTTGTCTACTGTTGGCGGTTTAATACCAGAGTCTACCCGTCAAAGCGCGTTTGACTACGTTGGAAGTTTGTTTTAATGACCTACTGGTGTGACAACTCGGCGGTGTGGACGCACTACGGAAATGCGTCTAGCATTATTTTCCCAGCGTGGGAGAAAGCCTTTGCCGCAGTCATTAACCACCACCTGCCAAGCGTAAAAGACGAAGATTTACGCAGACGGATGATTAAGTTTGTCCAAGAGGAAATGTCCCACGCAAGTGCCCATGAGTCGTTTAACGACAGGCACAACCTCAAGGATGCAGAGAAGCAAGAGTTTGCGAATACCAAGATAATCCACCGCAGACCGGGGATGACTTTCTGGCTAGGCACTATGGTGTCAATAGAACACCTAGCCTCCTGCATGGCAAGGTCTTACATTGACCGTTGGGGAACCAGAGAGGGTCGAGACTTCAAACTGTTCTGCTGGCACGCAAGGGAGGAACTTGGGCACAAAACACTAGCCCTAGACCTGTGGGACTACCTAGGACTGTCGCGCAAGGAATTACGCAAGATTGCCCGCGTCAACCAGAAGTATGTGATTGGATTCTTGCTAAGTTACACAATCAAGAAGCTCAAGGAAGAAAAGTTGTTGTGGAAGGTATCCACATGGAAAGACCTAGCGGTGTGCTTTGGCTATGTGGGGTTCAAGATTGGCTTGCCAATGCTAAGAATTTATCTGCCTAAGTTTCACCCCAACAACGTAGACGACACCAAATATGTAACAGCGTGAACATTGGCGAGTTAGTAGCGAAGGACATAAAGCGGAACAACAAGAGCATCACGATAGAGGATGCGAAGAAGTCTTTAGCACTACACAGCAAGAATGGCGCAAGGTTTTACAGGTTCGGAAACACTATTTTTATAGTATTCAGGGTCACGGATTCTGCGGTGTTTTATCACACTATTAACGCAGATAGCATCAAAGAGTTCTTGCAAAACCTACGAGACTTCTTTAATGCAATTAAAGACAAAGAATACGCAATTACTTACTTTACTGACGAGAGGTTAAAGTCGGTTTACTCAAGATACGGTGACGAAGTTGTGGGTTCAGACGACCAAAGTCTAGGGACGCACAAAGGCATAACCAAACTACAAAGGTGGAAAAATGGGTTGGGTTAGACAAGAAACAGGGATTGACTTAACGATTGACGAGTTAAGCAACCCAGTAAACCAAGCCGTAGAAGACATCCGTGAAGTCGGTAGAGATATTGACGACTGGGTAAACGAAGAAATACCTGGCGGTTGGGTTTTGCCTGCAATGATTGCAATAGCGGTTACTACTGGCTACATTGACCCGTCTTTGATGGCGGCAGAAGGGGCGACAGCCGCAACCGCCGCAGAAGCAGCCGCAGCAGTAGAAACAGCGGCTTTAGCGAGCGGTGCAACAGCAGCAGAAGCCGCCGTGGTTGCGTCACAGGCAGCAGAAGCATGGACTGCCGCGCAAACCGCAGGTGCAACTGGAGCGTTTGATGCTGGAATTGGTGGCATCACACAGGCAATGACCGGCGGTAGTGTGGGCGGCTCTGGGATTACAGCAGGTCTTGGCGGTATTGATAGCGTACTTGGCATGGATGGTTTGCTTAGTGCTGGTCAGACAGTCGGAGGCACAGGAACTGGACTTACCGCTAGTGGTGCTGGTGTCCCAGGCATTTCGTCTATGGGCGGTGGAACCGGATTGGTCACGGGAGCGTCTGGTGGAGGTTTACTGTCTGCTGGTGGCGTAACTGCCGTAGGAGCAACACCAGTTCTAGGTTCACCTGGCTCGTTTATCAATAAACCATCGGTTCTAGGAACGGATGTTATAGGACAGACCGGCACACAAAGCACAATTTCTGCCCGTGATGCTACTAGGGCATTAAGGGCGGCAAACAACATCAACAACCTACTAAACCCACAAGAATCAGGCGGTGGGGGTGGTGGTGGCGGTATGGTGCAAGACAGCGGACAATCAACGATGGCTGGCGTTGATTACTCAGGCTTATATAATTTACTTGCACAACGCGCCGCAGCTAGTGGGTTACTTGGAACTCAGTATCAGCCACAATCTCTTAATCTTGCTAGTCTTTTAGGATAACGATATGGAAGACCAAAACGATATTCTCAGTTTGCTTGACCCAACAGGGGCTTTGCGCCAACGTGCAACAGGACAAGCGCGAGGCAACGCATTAACCGCCCTCGGACTTGGGTTGCTACGGGCATCCCGTGGACAGCCAGGACAGGGTAGACCAAGCACAGCACAGGCTTTTGGAGAGGCTGGCCCAGGGGCATTACAGGCTTACCAGCAGTCGTTTGACAAAACGCTAGCAGACGCTCTAAGAAATATACAAGTTCAGGACTTGTTAGCAAAGCGTAAAGAGTCTGAACAAATTCGCAGACTTGCACCACAGTTATTTCAAACAACCCGCGCTCCATCCCAAACAATTTATGACGTAGAGGGTGAAACAACCATACCTGGTGCAGTTACAGGTGTAAGCGTAAACCGTGAGCTTTTGCCCGCGCTTGGCGCTCTTGGCCCAGCCGGTATGCAATACGCAACACAAGTCTCTGAGTTTGCAAAGTCGCTTCAGCCAAAGACTAGCATTCAAAGTATATTTAACAACGAAGGACAAGAAGTTAAAGTCCGTTATAACGAAGACACGGGACAATATTCTCAACTTGGTGGCGCAAAAGCTGAATCGTTAGTTCAAATTGACCTCGGTAATATGGTTGAATTAAGAACCCCGACGGGCGCTGTTGTTGGAAGAATAGCAAAAGGCGCAGCACCAAAAGGCCCGTCTTTCTCTTTCAACGAATCAACTGGGTTGGTAATTGACCAGAATACTGGAGCCGTTTCACAACCAAGAGACACACAAGGAAACTTGGTTGATATTAGCCAATTTAGAAAACCGTCGGAATCTCAAGAGAAACAAGTTATTGGCGTACAAAATACTAGAAACGCCATTGGCGAGTTTAGAAATGAATTGTCTAACTTTACACGTTTAGACACTCTCAAGCCAACAGAACGCGCTCGCATTGAAACAAAGTATCGGAATATGCTAATGCAAGCAAAAGAAGCCTACAATTTGGGTGTTTTAAACGGCCCAGACTTGGCAATTTTAGAGCAAATTATTTATAACCCAACATCAATGAAGGGCGTTGTTGTAGGGAAAGAAGCTATTGACGCTCAAGCCTCTGAACTTGACAGAATTATGGGGAATATAAAATCCACAGTTCAAGCAAGAGGGGGCGCGGTTTCGCAAACCACAAGTGTAATATCTAAAACAGCACCTCCTGGCGTTCGTCAAGAACTGTGGGACATTATGTCACCGGAGAGTAAAAAATTATGGTCAACCCAGAAATGAATTTAGAGCAACAACGTGCGCTTGCGCTCGCTGAGGCCGAATTAAAACTTCGGCAACAGTCACAACCAAAACAAGAAACAAGTTTTGGTCAGGATATTATGCGAGGCTTTCGAGACCCAATTGATGCAGCCGCGCAACTGTTACCACGGTTTTTGGAGGTTGTTACATCTGCTGGCGGGACTTTGCCAAACGAAGTATCTGATTGGTTTGCCAAAGAATCTAAGCGGGTAGATGCGCTAAACAAATCTGTTGAACAACAGTATCGTGCAGCCGGTGGAGAAGATATTAGCGCCGGTCGGTTTATTGGAAATATTGCCAGCCCAGCAAGCATTGTTCCTGCGGCTCGCGTTGGTCAGTTAGTAAGTGGTGGGTTACAGGTTGGTCGGCAAGCTATTCGTGGCGCTGGGTTTGGCCCATCGGCTACTGCGGCAACAATTGGGGCTGTTGGCGGTGCATTAACACCCGTCTCTGATACGGAAAACTTTGCCGAGTCTAAACTTTTACAAACAGGATTAGGCGCGGCTCTTGGCCCAGTAGCAGAAAAAGTAGTTGGTGTTGTGTCTCCAAGAATTACCGAAAGCGCCCAAAAACTTCGTGAAGCGGGAATTTCAAACCTTACGCCAGGTCAAGCGTTTGGGGGGATTACACAAAAAATAGAACAGGCCGCAGAAAGCGTTCCCTTAGTTGGCGATGTTATTGCTGGCGCAAGGATGAGGAACATTGAAGAATTTAGCAGAACCGCAATTAACCAATCCTTAAAAAATATTGACGCAGAATTGCCAAGAGGGTTGTCTGGTAACGCGGCAATTAAGTTTGCAGAAGACAAGATTGGGAAGGCGTACAATCAAATTGTTCCAAAGTTATCAGTATCATCGGACACAGTATTAACTTATGCCGGAGAGTCACCCGTAACATTAATCAACAATATTGACAATATTGTGGCTGGCGCTTCTGCAAATCTTGATGACAAAGCAGCGTCGCAACTATCTAAGATTATTGAAAGCAACTTAACCAATAAATTTAAAAACAATGTTCTTTCTGGCAAGGACTTAAAAACGGCAGAAAGCGCATTAGGAAACTTTGCCGTTCGGTTTAAAAAAGCGCAAGACCCAAACCAAAATTTAATGGGCGACGCATTGTTTGATGTGCAACTTACTTTGCGCCAAGCAGTAGAAGAAGCCAATCCAGATTACAAGGGGCAGTTGCAAAAAATCAACGCTGCGTTTGCAGACTTTATTCGAGTTCAACGCGCCGCAGCTTCAACAGGAGCAAAAGAAGGGGTATTTACACCGGCACAATTAAGTGCCGCCGCCAAAGCCACGGACATTTCTAAACGCAAAGGTGCGTTTGCACGCGGTGAGGCAAGGATGCAGGATATTGCACAAGCCGGAGAACAGGTTTTAGGTTCTAAATTACCCGATTCTGGAACTCCGTATCGACTAGGTGTTGGGGCTGCCGGATTGGGAGCGTTGGGCGGTATTGACCCATTGGCTGCCGCTTTAGGCGCTGGAACAATGGCTGCATATACACAACCAGGGATTCGTGCTTTGTCTGCGTTGTTATATGAGAGGCCAGAAGTTCTTCGTAGAATCGGAGAACCACTTCGTCGCACCGCACCATTTGTAACACCAGGATTGCTCGGCCCATTTCAAGAATAATCAGGAGTAATTAAATGCCTAAGAATAAGATTTCAGAATACTCAACGACCAACTCTGCTAACACAGACATAGAAAGCATTAACATCGACGAGGGGTGTCCCCCAAGTAGCATAAACAATGCTATCCGTGAGTTGATGGTTCACCTAAAGGAGTTCCAGACAGGCTCATCTGGTGACCCTCTGACGGTCGCTGGCGGGATGTTCATATCTGGGGGTGGGTCGGCTAACACCTTGACCGTGACGGGGATTCTGACGGCTTCTGGGGGCACGATTCTGTCCTCTACGAACACCCTGTCTGGTGGGAATATCCTGTCAGGCACTAACACCATCTCTGGCTCGGCAATTATTTCCGGCAACATCAACTCGTCGGGAACCACAAATACATTCTCTGGCGGCAATATCTTCTCAGGCACGAACACGATGTCTGGGTCAACGGTATTTTCCTCTGGGAACCTAAAGTTAGCGGGTTCTTCTAGCGGTACGGCTACCCTAAACGCTCCTGCCGCAGCTTCTACGAATACCTATACCCTACCACCAGACACCTCTACCCTTGGGTACAGGAATATCCCTGCGGTCGGGACTAAGACAACTTCTTACACGCTTGCCACCACAGATGTTGGCGAGTATGTCCAGGTTGGCGCTAGCGGGTCTATTACAATTCCTGATGCAACTTTTGCTGAAGGTGATGTAATATCTATCTTCAACAACACAGCTTCGGGGGTTACTATTACCTGCACAATCACAACCGCCTATATCGCTGGCACAGATTCTGACAAAGCAACTGTGACCTTGGCTACCCGTGGTGTGTGTACGGTACTGTTTATCTCCTCGACTGTCTGCGTTATCACAGGGAACGTGTCATAAATGACCGGCATCTTTCAGATTCTTCTTGCAGGGCAGGGTGCGCCTACTATCCTTGCTGACTATCTAGTAGTAGCGGGTGGAGGTGGGGGTGGTTCCGGTGGTGGGGGTGGTGGTGCTGGTGGGTATCGTGAACTAACCTCTCAAAATGTAACAGTAGGAACTGCAATTACAGTAACCGTTGGTGCTGGAGGAAATGGCGGCACTTCTTATGGAAGCGGAGTTGCTGGTTCAAATTCTGTTTTCTCATCAACAACATCCGCTGGTGGTGGATATGGCGGTGGAGACTCTATAAATGGTGGAAGCGGTGGCTCTGGTGGTGGAGGTGGTCAGCAACAATTAAGCGGTGTAACTAATGGCGGTTCAGGAAATACTCCGTCTACATCACCCTCCCAAGGAAATAACGGCGGGGGTCACACATCATCAAGCGCCGATTACTCCGCTGGTGGTGGAGGTGGTGCATCTGCTGCTGGTGGCAACAATTCAGGAAACACATCTGGCTCTGGTGGCGCTGGTACTGCCTCGTCTATTACAGGTTCATCCGTAACCAGAGGCGGTGGAGGAGGAGGTGGTGGAACTCGCTCATCGCAAGGCGGTGTTGCCGGTTCTGGCGGTGCAGGAGGCGGTGGTAATGGAAGCGCAACTGGAAATGGATCTGCCGGAACTGTTAATACAGGAGGCGGTGGCGGGGGTGGCTACACAAGTATTAGTGCATCTGGCGGCGCAGGCGGCTCCGGTATCGTAATCATCAAAATCCCATCTTCGCACTATGCCTCATTCTCATCTGGTGTAACTTCATCTCTCTCGACTTCTGTTGCGGGATTTAACGTATATACAGTCACGGCTACTTCTACAACGAGTGAGACTGTGACTTTCCTTGCTGGCGCACCTGTTGACTTCTTGGTTATTGCTGGTGGTGGTGGGGGTGGTAGAACAAGCAATAACGCTAACTCTGGCGGTGGCGGTGGTGGTTATAGAACATCTGCTGGAACATCGGGCGGCGGTGCTTCTGCGGAATCTAAACTTAACATTACTTTTGGTGTTGCATATACGGTTACGGTTGGTGGCGGCGGGGCTGGCGATACAACCAGCGCTGGCGGTGCGAATGGCTCTAATTCTGTTTTGTCCACTATTACTTCTACTGGTGGCGGTGGCGCACCACCATCTTCTGGTACGCAAGGCGTTCCTACCAATGGAGTTTCTGGTGGTTCTGGTAGCGGTGGAAACGGTGGTGGAACAGGTGGCGCTGGAACCGCAAACCAAGGTTATGCTGGAGGCGGTTCTGTCACAACAGGTGGTGGTGGCGGCGGAGGCGCTGGCGGGGTTGGTGGAACTGGTTCAACCAACACAGGTGGCAATGGTGGTGCGGGTGTTTCATCTTCAATTACTGGTACATCAGTAGCCCGTGGCGGTGGCGGTGGTGCAAATGCTTTTGGCGGAACGCCTGTTGCTGGAACGGCTACCGCTGGAGGTGGCGCTGGCGCTGTAACTGGTAACGCAACTAGCGGTACTGCGAATACTGGAGGTGGTGGTGGCGGCACAAATACAGGAAACGGCGGTTCTGGCGGCTCTGGCATTGTCATCATTAAAGTACCTGACAAC